AGCTCTATGGCGTGCCCATCATGCGGTCCAGCTGATCAGACCCCCGGGTTGAACCAGGCGCCGCGGTAGTCGATGGCGCCGACGCCGAAGTCGAAGATCACGCTGACCTCGACACCATCGACCCCGGAGACCGGGCCGGTGCTGACCTGCGGGCCCTCGGCGCCGTTCAGGTAGCCGTAGACATAGACGGGTGTCGCCAGCGGATCGGCGAAGAGGTACCAGCGGTTGGCCGGGATCAGCGGCTCGACCAGCGGCTGGATGAAGCCGGCATAGACGTTGGCATTGCTGGTTTGGGTCGCGGAGACCGCCACGGTCAGTTGCCTGGCCGGCAGCTCCTGGTTCGGCCCGACCAGCAGGCGCATCGCGGCACCGAGCGAGATCGGCAGGCCGTCGAGCGTCTTCTGCTTCATCACGGCGGCGCGGCCGGTGGCGACGTTGGTGAGGTCCAGCACCGTCCCTGCCGAGGCCTTGTTCCCCCGTGCTGCTGCCGTGGCAAAGACCGGCGCGGCACCAGTTGCCAGCGTCGGCCCATCGCCGCTGGCGCTGTTCAGCAGCGCATAGGCGGTGGCGTTCTCGAAGTCGGCGACACGCCGGCCGATTGCCGAGGCGAAGTCGGTGAAGGCGCCGAGGTCGTCATTGACCAGCATCGGCCGCGTCACCCGGATGCGGCGGGCGAAGGTCTGCAGCAGCACGATCTCCTGGCTCTCGGACATGGTCCCGGCCTGGATCTCGCCGTTCTCGGCCAGCGGCAGCAGCGTCGGGAAGTCGCCGACGCGCAGGTGCCGGTGCGGCTTGAAGTCGCGGAAGTCCCGGCGGAGGAAAATCTGCCGGTAGGTCGGCTGCGCGGGCTGGTAGGCGGCGAGCAGCATCTTGTTGGCCGCGGCCGACAGCAGCAGCGGGAAGTCAGACGTGGTGTGGAAGGCACGTTCGGCGAGCTGGACCGGGTTGCGTGGGACGTTCCGATCACCCCGGCGGCGCAGCAGTTCGGCGACCATGTCGGACGGGCGCCAGCCCATGAACTCGGCGTGGCGGCCCGATCCGCCGGGCTGGTAGCCGGGCATGGACCGCGCTGCCAGGGCCTCGGCCATGGCGTCGACCAGCGCAGCCGGGTCGTCGCCCGCGAGGGCGGTCTCGGGCCGGGCCGGCAGAGTCGGACGGCTCTGTCCGGAGGTGAACGCCTCCCAGAGCCTGGCGCGCAGCACCTCTGCCGATACACGTTCGCGGATCGCGGCCTGGCGCAGCGTTCCTACCACTTCGTTGGTCAGCAGGCCGCGGGCGGCGGCGAGCACCGGCTCATAGCTGGCGATGCGCTCGGCGATGGCACGCTCGGCCTCGGCACGGATGGCTTCAACATCCGGCGGCGTGGCGGCGGGTGCGGCAGCAGGTGCAGGCGTCGCCACGGGCGGCGGTGCAGCCGGGCGCGTGGCAGGGGCGGCAGCAACCGGCGGGGCGGCCTCGGGTGCAGGAGTGTCGGGCATGAAAGAATCCTCTGGCAGGGCGGGTTCGGTGGCGGTGTGCTGGGCGCCCTGGCTCCCCTCACCGCGAATGGCCGCGGCCGGATCCACGGGGACCGGCACCACGGAGATCTCGAAGGGCTCCCAATCCACGGCGCGATGGACGGTCTCGCCGGTGGTCGCGTCCGGCACTGGCTCGTAGCGATGCACGCGGTAGCCGACGCTGATGCCGCGGAGCGTCCCGTCCGCAATGCGCTGCCAGACCGGCTCGACGTCGGCGGCGGTGCTGAACTGCAGCGTGGCGAAGCCACGGCCCCGTTCGAGGCGGGCAGCGACAACGCGTCCGAGGACGTCTCGGGCATCACCGCGGCGATGCGTGTTCAGCACCGGGGCTCCACCGGAGCGGAGCGCGTCCATGCGCACCGCGTTCGGCGACATCTCCAGCTCCTCGGTGATCAGGCCGAGGCTCTGGACATAGTTCCGCGCCCTGGCGCCGGTGGACCAGATCACCTCGACCGTGCGGGCCTGGCGATCGACCGTCGCAGGGGCCGCAATGGCGCGCTGCGCCGTGAGGGGCACAATAGGCTCGTCCGGCGCGGGGTCGTCGCCGCCCGGGTCAGAAATCTCGGTCATGGCGAAGCCCTATTCTTGCGTGGGCGCTGGCTCTGCGCGCGGGGCGGCGGCACCCGTGGCGGCGATCTCCACCGCCGCCATCTGCGCGGCGTCCTGAGCGCTGCCGGACTTGGCGACACGGCGGGGATCGGTATCTAGCGACAGGCCGGCATCATCCAGCAGGCCATTCGCCTCGCGGATCATCTCGACCGCCTGGCGGAAGTCATAGCCGAAGGCGCCGGCCGCCTCAGGCTGCGGCACGAACCCCGCGCGGACCTGCGCGATCAGCGCCGTGGTGTCCTTCAGCGGATCGATCATTTCGTGCGCCGGCGGGACGTGGCTGACATCGGCGGGCGGGTCGGCGCCCCACAGGCCCAGCAGGGCGCCGTGGGCGTGGAAACGTTCGGCGATAGGCCGGACCAGCATCGGGATCAGCATGCCGTACTGCACCTGCTCGCAGAGCCGGCGGAATTCGATCTTGCCGGCGCGCAGCGAGGAGTAGTTCGCCTGCGTGAGATCGCCGGAGACTTGGTCGTAGGTGAGGCCGGCGCCGACGGCAGCTGCCTCCAAGGCGCGCCTGGCAAATGCTGCGTGGCTGCCGCCGCCGGACGGGTTCACCACCTCCACGCTGCCCATGCCGCGGCGATACAGGATCATACCCGGCTCGAAGGATTCCACGGTGCGGCCCTGCGCGTCCTTCAGCAGGCCAGCAGCGGCTCCCGTCAGTGCCTCTTCGCCCTCCTCGGTCACCACCGCGGCGAGGCATGCCTCGATCTTGGCCTTCATCAGCAGCGCGGCCTCATAGTCACCGAGATCGCGCAGCCGCAGCAGCACCGGCGCCAGCCAGGACACATCGCGCAGCTGGCCTGGCCGGCGCTTGCGAAAAATGTGGAGCACGTCCGTTGCCGGGATGCGCTCGCTGCCGAGCCAGGCGGCGCCCGGCAGCAGCCAGGACGCGCCGGGATGGATACGGTGCAGCCAGTAGCCAATCGGCTCGCCGGCCTCGCCGAGCGCGATGCCCTGAATGGTGGGCATACCGGCGACGATGCCGTTGCGCGCGGTGTCGAGGTGGTCGCTTTCCAGCACCTGCAAGCGAAGGCCGATTGGATTGGCCGGTGTCGGCGCAGTCAGCAGCAAGCGGATGAAGCATTCGCCGCTCTCGACCACCGCCCGTATAGCCAAAGCCTGGAGGCCATAGAGGTCCAGCTGTCCCTCGGCATCGCATGCCGTGCTTTCGGCCCAGCGGCGCCAGGCATCGGCGTGGGCCTGGTCTGGCCAGCGGGTGGTGATCCCAGCGCCGACCGCATTACCGGTCCAGAGATCGACGATGCGGGTGGCGTACGGGTCGTTGCGGACAGCGTCGCGGGCACGGCGGGCAACGGTGGCTGCTGCCGCCCCCACTTCCGTCGTGGCGCTGCCGCCAGAGGGCGCCCATTGCGCCGACGACCGGATATCCTGCGCAGCTGCATAGCCGCGGAATGCCCGCCAAGCCGTGCGGAGCCGGTCGATCACGCGCCGGACCCGCGGGTGAAGCTGGCGAAAGTGGTCGCAGGCCGGAGAGCCGCCGTATTTTCAGCGCCGTGGCCGGCGATCAGCGCGCGGGCGATCTCCTCCAGGCTGCGATACTCGACAGTACGTCCCTCGACCGAGACACTCGTGGTGCCGCCGGTGAAGGCATCGGCGAGGCCGCGCCAGCGCGAACCGGACGGCTGGGCCAGCGCCCAGGCGAGGATGGTCGGGTCCAGCATGCAGAATCCTCAGCGGAGCCAACCGGAGCGCGGTGCGAGCCAGCCGCTCGGGCGAGTTGATGCCATCGCCGGTACTGCCGGCGGCGGCGCGGGAGCAACATCGGTGGACCTCTCGGACGCGGGCTCGACGGCGACCGCGGCAGCGTTCGAAAAATCCTCGCGCAGGCGCTGCCAGAACCGCTCGCCATATCGATCCGCGCCAAGCAGCCACAGGGCGGCTCGTGCCAGCACTGCGCAGTCCAGCGCCTCATTGCGTTCCCTGAGCTTGACCCATTCCTGCCGGGCAAAGCCGCGACGGTCCTTCACCGTCTGCAGCTGTTCGGCGACGAGCTGCTTGACCCACTCGACTTCAATCGGGCGGGGCAGGTGCACCCAGCCTGGCGGGAACTCGTCGGCGTCGCCGCGACCAAGCCACAGCCGGCGGTACAGGTCCGCCTTCCAGGTCGAGACCGAGACGGTCCAGAGTTTCAGCCCGCGCCGCAGCTTGCGCCCGTCGACCAGCGCATCCACCGGCGTCGGCCCCTGCACTGGCTGGGCACGGTTCCAGCCGTCCACGCCCTTGGTTGGGGCAATGCGCGGATCCCTCAGCCGGCGCAGGTGGCCATAGACGGCGGCGGTGTCGCGGCCGCCGGTATCAACGCAGGCCTTGGCGATGCGGATGCCGCTGCCACCAGTGCGGACCCAGTCGCGCGCGAGCAATCCGGCCAGCTCATCCCATGGCCCGCGCTCCCGCGGGCTGCCCTGGATGACGACGTGATCGACCAGCCACGAGGAGAATCCCTCGGCCCAGCCCCAGACGTCGCATTCCAGCCGATCATCCTGGACATCGACTCCAGCGGTCAGCACCAGCGCACCGTCCGGCACTGCGCCGAGCGAAAAGTCCTCGCGGCGCTCGACCAGGCGCTCCCAGTCCGGCGCCTCGCCCTGCTCCTGCCAGGTTTCGCCAAGCACCGTGTTCTTGAAGGTCTTGAGGTCCTCGGCCTTGCCCTGCGCTGATTCCCAATCGCGCGCGATCTGTTCCCACGACAGCCAGCCCACTGGCGAATACAGCGCCGAGATGTGGAATCCGACCGTGTGCGGGTCCTCCGCCACGGCAGTGGGCCGCCATTCCCCGCCAGCCAGCATCGCCGTCTTGTGGTGTTCCTCGATCCCCTGGTTGCAGGCCTCACAATGATAGCGAACCGAGCGGGGATCTCCCTTCTCCCAGCGGAGCCGCTCGAACTTCAGCCACTGCATCTCGCCGCAGTGCGGACACGGTACGAAATAGCGGCGCTGGTCCGATGCGGCGTATTCCCGCTCGATCCGGCTGCGGCCCGAAATGGTCGGGGTCGAGACCAGGAAGGCCTTGCGGCGCCAGCCAAAGGTGCGGGCGCGGGCCTCCGCGAGCGCGATCGGGTCGCCCTCGCCCTCGACGTCGCCGGGATAGGCATCGATCTCGTCCAGGAACAGGTATCGCGCCGTCATCGAGCGGAGGCCGACTGCGCTGTTCGCACCCGTCAGGACCAGGATGCCGCCCGGGAACTCCTTCGACAGCAGCGTATTGCCGCTGTCCCGTGCGCGGGCCGGAGCAACCCGCTCCTTCAGTGCGGGCGTTTCCTCCAGCAGCGGGTCGATGCGCTGGCGGGAGAAGCGCTTCGCCAATTCGACAGTGGGCTGCACCGCCAGCACCGGCGCTGGCACATGGTGCAGGATGTAGCCGAGCCAGCAATTGCCACTTTCGGTCGCCCCGACCTGCGCCCCCTTCATGAACACGACACGGCGTGCGGCATGCACCGCGGACAACGCATCCATCACATCGCGCAGGTACGGCGTCCGGCTCGTCCTCCAGGGGCCGGGCTCCGAGGAGGCACGGCTGCCCAGGATGCGGTGCCGCTCGGCCCAGGCCGACACGGTCAGCTGTGGCGGTGGGCGGAGCATGCCGCCGGCACGCCGGCGCACATGCTCACGCGTCCGGGGCCCGATCCCCTCCGAAGCCTGCTGGATCGAAGCGATCGGCAGCCTCCGACAGCAGGTCCGAAATATGCTGCTGCAGGATGGTCTGCAGCAGGTGCGGGTCGACGCTGAGCTCCGCGGCGATCAGGCCAGAGACGCGGGCCGGCCAGTTCAGCAGCGCATCGCGCATCGTGCCGGCGATCTCGTCGATCGTCGCATTGGCCTCGGCCACGTCGAGCAGCCGGCGCTTATTCTCGTCCAGCGCCAGCCGCTGGGCTTCCACCTTCAGCGCGAGCTGCGCGACCTTCAGACGAGCGTACGGGGTGCCCTCGGGGCTGGCCCCCGCCGCCAATGGCGAGCGATGTGGGTCGGCCGTCTCAACCAGCCGGCGCCGGGTCTTATCGATGTCCCAGCTGCCGTCCGGCTCGCGCGTGATGCGGCCAGCACCCTCCGCCTTGCGTAGCGCGGTCTCGGTGATGCCGATGCGGCGCGCCGCCTCGCGGGTCGATGGGGTCATCTCGGGCATGGCGGCGATCTTTCGCCAGCAGGCACCCCGTCACCGCGGTGTACTGGGCCGCGTGCAAGCCGGAAGGTTACCGGTGCTGCCTATATGCGACCTTTAAATCACGCCAAAACTGACGCATGAGTTTGAGACGCGCCTCAGTAAAGAAGGATCCTTGATAGTTCAGATCGCGAAGAGGTTGAAAAAGCGGACGCACAATAACATCGGAGAACGCCTGCAGAAAGTGATCTTCCGACGGATCGAATGGAACGGATCCTGGGTTTGGATCTGAACCTAAGACAACGTCGCGCAGCTTTCTCTCCTTGGTGTACCGCCACACCTTGCGGGCGATCTTTCCCTCCAATCGAATCCAATACGGTCTCTCGCGGCGCGACGCCTTCCCCCGCGAGGTAATGCTCCATCGAAGTACCCAATCCGACTTCAATAGGACGCCCTCATCCTCCGGCCCTCCGACTTCCTCCCCCCACTCTACGAAGTCGCATGTTGCTTTATCATCAGCACCAAGCTGATCGCGAATCTTCTCGTGAATCAACTGCCCGTCAGTGCCATTTACCCAACTCACCAGTGGTAGCGGGTCCATCTCTGGATCAAAGTTTTGAAATGACAAGAGCGTTGGCTTATTCTTCGCCAGCTGACGGTTCCTTTGCAGGGCGTTTTTTAAGTCCTGAGTCGTAATCCCCCGGCTTTTACTCCAGAGATCATCGAACCACTCTATCAAGGCGGATGGGTCATCGAACCGTACTCCAGCCTCGATCCAGAAGGCCTGCTCGCTTGCTTGAAGGCCGAGCCCGTTCGCAGAGGCATTTGCAGATGCCACGACCGCGCCCGCATCGCTGAAGTAAACCTTGGCGTGCAGATCGTCGCGCTGAAGGACATCGACTCCAGCTCGCATGAGCGACTCGATGACCGCTGGATTAGTTCCACCTGACTTCAAGTTGCACACCACCCTGATACCGCGATCCTTGAGCGCGTCGGCGGCGAGCCTCTTGCTTGTTGTAGGCGCGGCATCAGTGAACAGCGCCTCAGCGTTCCGTCCCCAAAACGCGACCGCGCAGCACGCGCCAGGGCGGCGGGTGATCCCCAGGATCGCGCCATACAGATCCTTCCCAAAGAGTACGTCCATTGCCCCCTCCTGCGGCCCAGCTGGAGGCCGCTATAAACGTCGCCTCATGGCGATCCTCTGGCGCGTCTGCGCTTGGCAGCGACAGATACTAGCAAGCTAAGGCTTGATAAGCGACGGCGGGGTCCTACGGCTTTTACGCAATGGCTAGGAAGCGACCACCTAGGAACGCAAAGGTCCGCCGCAGCACGGCGGCCCTTGCAACTTCCCCGCGCGTCAGCGGGCGATCTTGTAGATCGTGTAGCTGCCCTTGGCCCCATCCTTGTTGGGGCCGACCTGGCGGATGCGCTCCAGCACCTCGACCGAAATGCCCTGCCGCTTCTTCAGGCCGGCAAAGAAGCCGCGCACCGTGTGCTGCTGCCAGCCCGTCGCCTCGCGGATCTGCGTGATAGTGGCACCCTGCGGCCGGCACAGCATGGCGAGCACCGCCTCCTGCTTCGTGCCTTCGCGCGGCTTGCGTGTGGCACCAGGTTCGCGGACCGCGCGGATCGGCTTCGTGGCGAGTGCGGCGCGGAGCTGCTCGATCGCGGCGGCGACACCGTCGTCGCGGCCCTCAGTGCCGCCATCCATCCCGCGCGCCGACACCGCTTCCCAGGCCTGGATCAGGGCGGCTGCCGCGTCCCGCAGACTGGCGCGCGCCCGCGTGACGGGGTGAAGTCCACCGTTATCCTCATCGGCCGGGCCATAGACTAGCTCGTCCGAGACCCCGTTCCGCTCGTGCCGCGGGCGGTCGTCCTCCTCGGTGTCGTTGGCGAGGGGCGCACCGTGGGTGGCCTCGGCGGGCTCCGTGGGCACTCCCTGCGGCGGCGCGTCAGGCGCGCCCGTGGGCGCCGCGTCGGTGGCGGGGCCACGCCCTCCTACCGGGGCGACCTCCTCGGGGTCCACCCCGATGACACGCAGGCCCGCCTCCGTGATGCGGAGCGCAATCCAGGCTTCGTGCTCGTCCTGGCGCCAGGCGCGGCCGATATGCTCGCGCGGGGCCGGGCATTCAGCCAGCAGGCCATTCTTGAGCAGGCTCTTCAGCACCGCGTTGGCGGCGGCCTTCGGCAGTTTCGGCAGTGGCGCCAGCAGCAGCTCGTGCTGGCTGGCCTCGCTCAGGATCACGCTCTGGGTGTCGGAAAGCTTCATTGTCAGAGTCTCCGGCTCGGGGAGCCGACCATCGGCCCCTACTGCCGGGAGCCCCGCAGGCCTGGCCTGTCGGGGCGGCTTCGGCGGGAAGGGGCCGTCAGGCGGCGTATTCGCCGCGCTTGAAGTAGCTGTCGGTCACTTCGCGGAGCCGGCTGTTCCAGTGCTCGAGGTCGCCGGCCTTGCCCCAGAGCACCGCCTCGGGGTCGGCGCCAAAGTGGTCCGCGCTCATCTGCTGCAGGTCCGCCAGCAGGGCGTCGAACTCCGCCTTCTTGGCCAGGAATGCCGCCAGGCTGCGTTCCTGATTGCGGGTGGCGCGGGCTTCGCGGTCGGTCATCGTGGTCTCCGTCATCGGCGGCGGGAGGTGCCCCGCGTGTGACGGACCATTCGCGCTGCGGCCGGACAGAGCCAAGCGCGAGGCAATGTCATCTCATTGCGATGTTCGGCGCCGATGGATCATCTGATTGCGCTGCGGGAGAATCGAGCTGGTCCGCGATCCCGGTGAGCAGCGCGCCCATCTGCTCCTGCAGCAACGTCTGCAGCAGGTGCGGTTCGGCGCCGAGTTCCGCCGCGATCAAGCCCGAAACCCGCGCGGGCCAGTTCAGCAGCGCGTCGCGCATGGCTCCAGAAATCTCGTCGATCCGGGCGTCAGCAAGCGCACGATCCACCAGCCGCCCCTTGCTCTGGTCCAGCGCCAGGCGCTGCGCCTCCACCTTCAGCGCCAGCTGCGCGATCTTCAGGCGGGCGAGCGGCGTGGCCTCGCCGGCTGGCGCCAGCGGCGATCGGCCGGGCACGGCCGAGGCGACGAGGTCGCGCCGAACCTGCGCGATGTCGAACATGCCGTCAGCATCGCGGCGGATGCGGCCGGCGTGCTCGGCCT